AAGGTAGTGAAGAAGCCATCTACCGTGCTCTTGCAGTACGGCATATGGAGCTTCCTGTGGGTTCCTTTATTACGGAAACCCTTAGCAAAGAGGTTCCCGATACTGCTAGAGCATTGCTCGAATCAAACGTAAAGGATGAAGAGAGACATGACCTAGCTCTTGGCTATGTTGCTGATGTCCACGGACTAGATGCAAAAGCTGAGAAAGAGGCAAAGCTACTACGTGATGCGTGGATAGCTCACCCTGACCACACTATATTAAAAGCCTTGGTAGCTGAACGTGCTATATTTTTTGTTATTTTACCTTTCAATCGCTTTTGTGGCGATGCTGCTCTTAGGACAGTATCGGCTGATATTTCCAGAGATGAGCAAATTCATGTCGCTTGCAACAGTTTGGTATGTGCTGATATGGGTTTACGCCCTAGCACTTCTTTGGACAAACTTAGGAAAGCTACAATAAACTGGATCTTTGAACCATTGGCTGACATAGCACCTAACAAATATCTAAGCAGAAAATTCTGGACGGATTCAAGTGACCGTCTAATGTACGAAGGTAAAGCTCCACAGCTTGCCGACACTAAGCGAGCCCGCATGCCCGCATTTTTTGAACATGCAAACACCAACTTACCCAAGTACGCTTGACTGGGGACGCATTGAGAAGATCGTAGATGAACTCGATGAGCAGTTTCCAGACAAGTTTCCAGACCACACACTATCAGAAAAAGAAATATCTTTTAGGGCTGGTCAACTATCAATTATCAGATTATTAAAATTAAAACTTAAAGGAGAATAATTATGTGTATAGGCAATCTCTTTGGAGGAGGCAGAAGAACAGCTCCAGCTCCACCTGTACCAGCCCCACCAACAACACCACCGCCCCCACTTCCAATTCAACAGGCTCCTACACCTATGCCAGAAGCTCCAACACCTACTCCTGTTACAGAAGATGGTACTAAGAAGAAGGCAAAAGTAAAAGCTAAGAAGGCTTCAAAGACAGCAGCCAAAAAAGGTACTACACAATTAGCAACTAAGAAGCCAACTCAAGGTGGGCTTCAAGGTATAACTACACCTCAAGGTACTAACACTGGTGGCGGTGGCACTGGTGGAGGTGGCGGTACATACGGAGGATAATGAAAAACGCACGGCAACGATACAACGAGTTATCGAGTCACCGTGAACAATTCTTAAATGTCGCTTACGAATGTGCGGAACTAACTATTCCAACATTACTTATGAGAAACGAAGGTGATGCTTTATATCAAAGTTTTCAAACACCTTGGCAATCAGTCGGAGCTAAAGGGGTTACTACGCTAAGTTCAAAACTTATGCTAGGACTCCTACCTCCATCAACCAGTTTTTTTAAACTACAACTAGATGATTCTAAACTAGGTATAGAGATACCAGCTGAATCAAAGAGTGAGTTAGATTTATCATTTGCTAAGATAGAGCGAAGTATAATGGATAGCATAGCTGCCTCTACAGATAGAGTACAGATTTTTGCTGCCCTAAAACATTTAGTTGTTACAGGCAACGCTCTTGTCTATATGTCGAAAGAGGGTATGAAAGTATATCCTTTAAATCGTTATGTAGTTGAAAGAGACGGTAACGGTAATGTGGTTGAGATAGTGACAAAAGAAAGAGTCAGTAAAAAATTATTAGGACTACCAGAGGTAGATACAGATAGTGTTAATGATGACTCAAAAGGTGACTATAAAGGAACTAAAGATGTAGATGTATATACCTGTGTAAAACTATATGATAATGGATGGCGTTGGCATCAAGAAGCTAACGATACAATTCTACCTGATAGTGTAGGTAAGGCTCCCAAGGACAAAACCCCCTGGCTGCCACTACGTTTTGTTACCGTAGACGGAGAAGATTATGGACGTTCTAGAGTGGAAGAGTTCCTTGGGGACTTGAAATCTTTAGAAGCATTGATGCAAGCTATCGTTGAAGGTAGTGCAGCAGCAGCTAAAGTTGTGTTCACTGTATCACCCTCTTCTGTAACTAAACCTGCATCACTAGCTAACGCTGGTAATGGTGCTATTATACAAGGTAGACCAGACGACATAGGAGTTGTACAAGTAGGTAAAACTGCTGACTTCCAAACTGCATATCAAATGATTAACATGCTAGAGAAAAGATTAGCTGAGGCTTTTCTTGTCTTATCAGTACGTCAGTCAGAAAGAACTACAGCAGAGGAAGTCAGAATGACACAGATGGAACTAGAGAGACAGCTGGGTGGCCTATTCAGCTTGTTAACGACAGAGTTCCTTATACCCTATCTAAGACGTAAGATGCACACTCTTACAATTAGTAAGAAGATTCCAGCACTACCTAGTGGTTTAGTTAAACCTACTATTGTAGCTGGTATAAATGCGTTAGGTAGAGGACAAGACCGAGAGGCTCTTGTACAATTTATAACAACCGTAGCCCAGACTATGGGCCCAGAGGCTTTAGCTCAGTTTATGAATCCTGACGAAGCTATTAAACGACTTGCTGCATCTCAAGGTATTGATATTCTCAATCTTGTTAAGAGTGTTGATGAACGTCAAGCTGACCAAGAGCAAGCAATGCAAGCACAACAAATGCAGTCTTTAACTGACCAAGCTAGTAAATTAGCTAACGCACCATTGTTAGATCCTACAAAGAATCCACAAGCGTTAGAGGCAGTTGAAGGTGCTGCACAAGCACTACAACCACAGTAATTATGGCAGAAACAATCCGCTACGACACCTCAGATGATCCAGTAGCAGCACAGGCAATAGCCGAAAAAGAAGCTGAATCTTTAAAGATCGGTGAAGAACTTATGGCTAAGCAAGAGAAAATGCTTGCTGGTAAATATAAGAGTGCCGAAGAATTAGAGTCAGCTTACCTTGAACTACAAAAGAAACTAGGTGAGTCTCCAACAGAGGAGGCAGAACCTGAGTCTGAATCAGAATATGAATTATATACTGATGATGGTAATGTCAACTACGAAACAGCTAACGAACTTTACGGAGATCAATTAGGTAATCTATTTAAAAATAATAATATAGATCCATTCGCAATGAGTAAACACTTTGAAGAGAATGGTGGTACACTAAATGATGAAATGTATGGACAACTAGAAAAAGCTGGTTTATCTAAAAGTGTAGTTGATAACTATTTAGATGGAGTAAGAAATGAAGTTGGTTATAATCCTGACCCAGCAGAACCTGCACTGTCAGAGGCTGATGTCAATGAATTGAAAGGTTTAGCTGGTGGTGAAGAGGGTTATAAGAATCTTATGGAGTGGGCTGGTAAGAACCTAGGTCAAGATGCAGCTGAAGATTATGATGCTGTATTAGCTACTGGTAACAAGTCAGCTGTAAAATTTGCAATTACTGCATTATTAGGAAAATATGAGGATTCAATGGGACGTGATTCAAAAATAGTTACTGGCAAAGAGTCATCTACTGAAAACTACAGAAGTATGGCAGAGGTTGTCAGAGACATGAATAAACCAGAATACAGAACTGATGAGGCGTACAGAGATGACGTTCTCAGAAAACTTGCACAATCAAATTTAAAAGTATAGGAGCTTAATTATGCCAGGACATTACGGGAAAGGAATGAAAAAGGGAAATGGAGCTAAGAAGCTCATGAAGAAAAACCCTAAAATGCCACCAAAGGTAGCAGCAGCTATCGCTAAAAATATGAAGAAAAAGAAAAGGTAATGGCTCGCAAAAAAGGTGTAAGTCTGTCCTTAGGTCGAGGTGAGAAATCCCGCAAGGGCGGTCTTACAGCTAAGGGCAGAGCAAAATATAATAGAGCTACGGGCTCTAACCTTAAGGCTCCTCAGCCAGGGGGTGGTGCTCGTAAGCGTTCCTTTTGTGCTCGCATGAAGGGAGTCAAAGGGCCAATGAAAAAACCCAATGGAAAGCCAACTCGTAAAGCGTTGGCACTACGTAGATGGAAATGCTAATGGCACACAAGAAAGGATCTAAGTGTGGCTGTAAACACGGAGGCAAGAAGAAGTAATGGCTAAACTATGCCCCAGAGGAAAAGCAGCTGCTAAAAGAAAGTTTAAAGTTTACCCCTCTGCATACGCTAACGCATACGCTGTTAAGGTATGTAAAGGACAGGTCAAGTCTGGTGGTAAACGTAAGACTGCAAAAGGATATACTAGAGGTAAAAGAAAATGAGTCTAAGACGATGGTTTCAAGAGAAGTGGGTGGACGTAAAAACTGGTAAGCCATGTGGCAGACAGAAAGGCGAAAAGCGTAAAGGCTACCCCGCTTGTCGTCCATCTCGAAGAGTCTCCTCTAAAACACCAAAGACTACTAAAGAGATGTCTAGCGGTGAAAAAACAAGATTTAGAAAATCTAAAACAAGTTCACGTAGAATTAACTACAACCACAAACGAAGAAAAAAATGACACACCACAACCCCTACTGGAAAGATGCAGAAAGACTTAATGGCTGGCTTGCTATGCTCGGCATTATTGCTGGTATTGGTGCTTACGCCACAACAGGTCAACTCATCCCAGGCGTATTCTAGTCCTTATGACTGGAAGATGACATGTGATGATTTCATAATGTCAAAATATTCTGTGCTACAAGACCCGCATCTTGATGCACAGGCAAAGTATAACATCATATCTTATCTTGAACAGAAAGTTATTGGTGAGTGTACTAAACCTTTATCTTAAATTATTAAATGAATGATAGAGCAATATGGTTCGGTATAATCGGTTTAGCTATTGTAATGGGAGCTTTAGAAATAAGTCACATTCAAACGCACATGACTGAGAAACGACCACATTATCACTTACATAAAGTAGCTCGTTAAGCGACATGGGAGGTGCAATGCCTCCCTCTACATTTGGTATTAGCCCTCTACGGAGGACACCTAATGCCGTCATGACGGTGGGATAGACCACAAATCTCAATGAGTCCAATTAAGACTCCTATAATTCTAGATCTAGAGACGATACATATAACCTTACAAAATAATGGCACAACAGTCAACAAACAATCCTGCTTCACAAACCTTTCTGGGTAGGATTAACACAGCGACAAACGCTACAAACAACAGAGATTTATATTTAAAGTTGTTCAGCGGTGAGATGTTTACTGGCTTCCAAAGAGAGACAATCGCAAGAGATCTCGTTATGAAGCGTACACTCACCAACGGTAAGAGTTTACAGTTCATTTATACTGGACGTACAAGTGCGGAGTACCACACACCTGGAAATAGCATATTAGGAAACTCTGACAAAACTCCTCCAGTAGCAGAAAAGACAATCACAGTAGATGACCTACTCATCTCTAGTGCATTTGTCTACGAGCTAGATGAAACACTAGCACACTATGAGCTAAGAGGAGAAATCTCTAAGAAGATCGGCTACGCACTTGCACAAAAGTACGATAGACTAATCTTTAGAGCTATCGCTAAAGGTGCTAGACAGGCATCCCCAGTATCCCTTAGTGGATTCGTAGAGCCTGGCGGTACACAAATTCAAGTTGGTGCAGGTTC